GTGATAGTAAGGGTGCCCCCTAACACCCATTAAAGAATTTCCCATAAGCCGAACAATTTAATCAATTATCAGACAACTGTGAAACGTTTCACAACATCCGTGAAACACCGTGAAACATAAAGAAAACACCCGGCATTACACCGGGTGTTATTATAGATGCGATTAACAATCCAATAAATCAATAAACGCGGTGCAGTTACGAATTGTAATTTGCGTTGCGGTAACATAATTGCCGCCGGAAATCTGTAGACAGGCGAGATATATATCTCCGTTCTTGATATGCAATTCCGCCGGACTTGTAATATTGCCGTTGTTGATAAATGCAGTAACCGGTATAATTACGGTAGCGTCCATGCCATTATAACCGCTATAGTAACCAGCGACAGCTCCGCCGGAAAGCTTTCCGATTTTAATCAGTGCGCCGGTTAAAGACTGTGCTGCGCTAAAACTGAGGGACGCCTGAGACATTGAAAAATATACGCCGTCAGTCGTTAGCTTGGTGTTAATCGCCCCGCCGGAAATTGTAACACCGGATTCTGAAGTGATAACTGGCTGCAAATCTCTTACATAAGACGGCCTGCCGGTTAACAACCACGCAATAACGTAATTAGTAATATCCTCGATACCTTCTGGCACGGTTGGATGGATTCCATCATCGGCGATAATGCTATAGTTGTGCATTGGTACATACATTTTATCGATATAATAGCAGTAGCCATTATATTTACTAAACATTTCCCGATAGGTAGGAATTACGGTAGTTATATAAGTAGAGATATCGTTCTCACGTAAAGCCCAGCTTAAATTACCGCAGCCGATAAGCGCCTTCGGATAATTAGCGTGCGCGTATTGAACAAAGTTATCAATCGCAATCATAATAGACGTTCTACCGATTCCAAAGTCGTTGATACCGCCCATAATAATAATATCCGTGATACTATTCTTATAGTCCTCATCTACTGAGTTCGTATAATCGGTAAAAGCTTGGAGCCAATTCCGCCCGCCACCTGCTCCGACGAATCCGGCGCCACCAATATTAAGAGCGTGCGCGTCTATACCGGTACGATTAATTACGTCGTGCGTCCATCCCATAACGCCGTAAGAATCTGCAATAAAAATAAACTTTCTACCAGCAAGGTTTTTGACACGTTGATTAATCGACAATTTTAATGTATCAATGTCATTAGGGTTAAATCGTTCGTCTTGAATTTGTAGCAACTTGCCGTCTGTTATCTCTATATTTGTGATATAACCGTCATAATTCATTATGACACCTCCTTATAATGTAATAGTCTCCGTTGCACTATCATAGCTCGCCGGAGTGACGCTAGCATTAATCTCATTAACAGCGGCAACCAGATTCGTTTTAGCGGTTGTCGTTAAATTTGACAAGTTACCAATGTTGTCGGTGTTAGTTGTCACACCAGTTCTCGCTGTGCTGTCTTTTACATTGATTTCAGTAGTTCCGATTTTGAATTTAGATACATCACTCATAATAATACCTCCTATACTTTAATTCTGTTCGCTTGAATAAATACGTTGACACAACTAATCGCTCCGTTGCTTAAAAAATTCTTGATATATACGTCAGTTTGAGCGGAAAGAGATAGATACCAGCACGGGTTCCAGCCCTTAACTGATACGTTCGAATTAGCTCCAATGCCTAAGCCGAAAGGTATCGGCTGATCAGAATCTACTGAATACGCGTACCCGCTAGTATTAATCAGCCATTCACCGGCGGGGAGTGTCAGCTTTGCTGCATAGCCATTAGCGGCTATCTGTCCGGTATAAAAATCCGATGTGTAAAGCTGCCCGACAGCGCTCAATCGCCCATCTAAAGCGTCATAGCTATTTTTAATACTGCCATTCGTTCCGAAGGTTGTATTAGCTGGAACACTTCCGGCATTATAAGTTGTTCCGGTTGTTGTGTTGTTGTCCTGCTGGGTGAATGTAAATGTTGTATTATCGCATCTTGTAGCTGTAAATGTGGTACCGCTTCTAGTAATGCTTTTTATCGCCTCCGACTTCGGCGCCTTACTGCTATTTAGACCGTCATACGCATTTTTAATACTGCCATTCGTTCCGAAGGTTGTATTAGCTGGAACACTTCCGGCATTGTATGTTGTTCCTGTTGTCGTATTGTTGTCTTGCTGTGTGAATGTAAAGGATGTTCCGTCTCGTCTCGTAGCTGTAAATGTTGTACCGCTACGCGTAATATTCTTGACAGCGGAACCGTCCTTCACATCATAACTCGTAGAACCCAATTTGATTTTTGATACATCTGCCATAATTATCACCTCTAAATGATTGTCATAGTTTCATCACCAGGGGTAAACACATGCACACCGTCACCCACTACACCTAAATACATTTTAAGAGTGTGCGTTTCTTCAACATAAGATAACCCTGCAAATAATGTATTAAAATGTTCCATGATAAACTCTTTTAATACATCATCATATTTTAGATTGATTTTATCGGATAATTCTTTAACTGTTTGAATAATCCAATCCAGGTTTAATTCGTGAACATTGGTATAAGGGTATAAGTGTTCAAACCAATTAATCATGATAGTTACCTCCTATAAAATTGGTATAACAAACGCCTGCAAAAATATTGTGGCGATTGATTCATAGATGTTGCCGTACTTTGACATAATATCATAAAATTCTCTATACATTGCACCTGCAGTTGTAACACCAATATTACCGTGAATGTGTGCGTCATGTTGGCTACTTCCGTTTGTATCTGCCGTGCTTGTGGTGTCTGTTTCAGATGTCACATCAGAACTACTATTTGAGTTGGTGGTGTTGCTCTGACTTGTTCCGGTATTATTAACCAACGCGCTAGAATCATACGCGCTAACGGTATCAGTGCCGGAAACATTACCCGTTGAATTGGAAGTGTCAACACCGTGCGTTGAACCGCTACCGTTCATCACATCTGTGCTATGGCTTTCACTCGAATCTGTCCAATTCTCATATCTATCATAGTTTTCCAATGGGTTTATAGTATCCATATCAGATGTAGCTTTCTGCCAATTCGCAATGACCGGATACCAGCGCCGTGACCATGACGTAATTGCCTGTTTCAAAAATACTGGGTTGGGATATATAACTTCATACTCACCACCACGCATAAGAATCGAGTCAACCAACAGATTATGTTCAATGCCTTCCGGCATTTGCAATCCATCAAACATGGTAGGGTCATAATTTAATAGTCCAATAAGTGTTATTTTTGCACTACTCATTATTATCTACCTCCTGTTCTTCGGTTTCTTTGGTTTCTTCTGTATCATCATCATAGTTATGTACAGCTTTCATGTTGGTATCAAGTAACGGATTGATTAACTTGAAACAATCATTCATGGTATTAACCCATACATGACTTCTACTTGTTGCGTCTTCCGTCTTGCTGTCAGCTTCATTTGTTACCATGCGCTCTTTCTTCTCATATGGAAGTGTTGGGATGCCGATTTCACTATCAAATTGGTTCAACACTGTAACATAATCCTTCAGCAAATCTGTACCCAAATATGTTGTCTTGATATCCTTACGGGAATAATCTTTGATTGTATCTTCCTTTGTTACAGGGTCATTCGGTAATAAAATTGAAGTATCAACAATAATACCTGGCTTCCCCTCATTTACCTGGTCAACCAGCTTTTCAAGGAATTTAACACCGGCCTTGGTAGATGCACCCATGATTGTATTATATTTTGCGTTAATAAATGCAAGGTCAAGTGCTGGGTCAATCAATGCCATACGGCGCGAATATCTTGAAATAATATCCCAAATACCTTGATAATCGGGGCACACTTTTAAAATTTCACAATCCCTGTGAATTTTTAAAGTGACTTTCAATTTTGGGTTTGTAATAATCGCTTCTGTTGGCTGGTAGTAAAAATCAAATCCATTTAAACCACACGGTTGAAATGATTTTCCGTATGTTGCATTATTGAACATTGCAACATGACCGTATCGGAATAAGCACCAAAACAAAAAGTCCTTGACATCACCGTGCCAATTATCCGGCATATTGTCAATACGAATTACAGACAGTGCACGTTGAAAAAATGAACGTTCCCAATATTTATACGCATCATTGTCAATATTCTTGACAGCTGGTGGCGTATAAGTTCCGGCAAGTAAATTCAATTTGTCATAATTTAATGGCGTATATTCCATGGTTATAGGTGTAATTTCCATCTCCTTACCTCCTTAAAAATACGGCTAGCCGTCAAAACGACTAGCCGTTAAAATGGAGAAAACCTTATGGAGTTTCACCGGAATCTTCTGTAGTTACACCGGAATCGTCCATAATGAACAAAATTGTGTTTTCAGTCGGGTCACAAATACCGTTCTTGGCAATGTGCAACCAGGTATTTCTATATCCCTTGCGTGCTTCAACGGGTGTTGTACGTGCGGTTTCAATCTGAAAATCAGTCAACATTGCGTCAACATCACAAATCATACCAACTACATAGTCAAGAGATACACTTGCGCCGGCAACCTGTGTGCCATATGCAGAATTGGAAGTATCGGCCTGAACAATAGCCGGAACAACCTGTACCTTAGAACGTTCAGCTTCACTGTTGTTGGACTGCCAGTAGCTAATTCCCTGGTACTGTGTATCAAGGTCAAGATAATCATCGTTGAAAATCTCCGGCATTACCATAGCCTCTGCATCCTTAAACATTGGTTCATACAGATATACACGCTGGTAATTGTACGGTGTGTGTCTAAGAATGTTCGCTGTCTGTCCTCTGTAAGTAATTGGTACAGACCAATGATACTTTGCAGAACGTTCGCGCATGCGTCCGGATTCAATCTTGAACTTAGCCACGAAGAACTCCAAGAATTCCTTCAAGTATGTTGTACGTAACTGCTGGGATGTGTAGTTAGTACCAAACTTAGTATTGAATTCGGTTGTGAGGTTGATAACGGAACCAGGCATGTATGTTGACATGTCATATACCTGTGCAACCTTATTCAACATAATCATACGGTTAAATGCTTCACGCTGGGATTCGTAATCATTTTCATGTTCACGAATGTATCCGGCGATAAATGCATTGAATTCAGCTTCATTCCGGAATGCCTGCTGTACCTGGTCCTCATAAAGAGTAATACAGGTGTCCCAAACATCGGAACCACCGAAGTTGAATACCTTGGAAGGTCTCTGATTCTGTTCCCACTGTGACTTGGTAGACTGTGCTGTGCCCTGTGCGTTCTTATTCTCACCAGCTGTGAAACCATCTGCAAGGTTGGTGAACAAGTCGGTATTGAAGTTGCCGGACGCTAACGGGTCAGTAGAATAAAAGGAAACCTTCTCGAATCTGTGTGTAAACTCACCTGTTTCGATGGAATCCATCAATGTGAGTAACGCCTGGTATGGACGGGATGTAATAATAATTCTACCCATTAACAGGTTGATAGAATTAAATGTATTCTCCATACCTGTTGCAAGTACCATTTCACCAGCACTTATGAAATCGGATGTGTTCTGCACACTAATGTTGTCCTGTCCGGTAGCCTGCCGGACTAACGCGCCCATAATCACATGCGCGTCTTTTGGGGTCAATGTCTTTGGCATGTTATTACCTCCTACTATCTAATACTTTTAATAATATCTGATAATGCGGCATCACCATAATCAGTTTTGTCGCTAATATCCTCATGTTGTGCGGCAAGCTGTGCCTTTTTCAACTCTTCATCCTTGGCCGCAAGCTGTGCCTTTAATTTCTTGACTTCTTCAGAATCTTCTTGTTTGTCATCCGGTTTGTCATCCGGTTTGTCATCCGGTTTGTCATCCGGCTTGTCATCCGGCTTGTCATCCGGCTTGTCATCCGGTTTGTCATCCGGCTTGTCATCCGGCTTGTCATGTTCGGCCTGTTTCTCAAGTTCGTTGATTTCCTTCAATGTTGCCTTGCCTGTTGCAAGAATTTTTAATTTCTCCGTTGCTGTTAATACCATAATATGTACCTCCATGTGATTGATTTTACAGGATAACACGGGCGCGCTTACGGTTATGTCAGACCACCGCGCCCCGTATGGTTCGGGTTGACAATCGCGGTTATGCGCGCCGTATATCCTAATTACTATATAACATATAGTACAATTTATTTCAAGAACGCAAAAAACGCCACTACATATTGTAGTGACGTTCTTGCACCTTATGGGGAGAAAAGGGGGGACTCCATGAACTGTAATTATAATAACACTTATGTCATATAAAATCCACTATTTAATAAATTATTTACGGCGTCTTTTTCCGTCTTCGTTCCGGCAATGTTAATAGATGCATTACCACACTTGACGTATCCGGACAAATTACCCAGGGTCAAATTCTTACAACATGGTCTGCCTACCTGGTTGACAGGGAATTGGCCGCTTTTCTTTTGCATTACTGTTAGTATTGCATTTGGGAATTGTATTGCACTGGCAACACCGGACGCACTACCAACAATTGATGGCGTTGGTGACATAACGCTTTTTGATACTTCAATCGCATCCGCAACAAGTCCAACTTTGTTTCCTGTAGCTACATCAATAGCAACGCGTTCACCTGTCTTCAAGATTGAACCAACATTCATACCAGCATCACCGTTACCAATTTGAAGTGATGCATAACAATTTCCGGAATAGGTTGCTACAAGGTGCATATCTGCTAATAATTCGTAAATAATTTGGCCCGTGTTCAAATCAATGGACCAGCGCAACGCTAAATCACTATCCATCAAATCCGCGGATAATTGAACCGTACCAATTGCCGGAATATATAGCGTATACATAGAAAATGCAGGGTCCGTCTTTCTAAAGTCTGTATAAATTCCGGTAGGCTTTGCAATATTTGTGCCACTATAATAAATGGCGTTATCATTTACCTGTCGTAAAACAACTTCAGTGTCATAAAATCCGCAATACACTGTTTCAATGTGACCCTTACTATTATATACACTTTGATTTATTGGTGAATAGTATGCACCTATTAAATACTTGCTAGGGTCACCTACAAGTGAATAAATTACATCATCTAATGAAACATCTGACGGGTCATCTAATACAGGGTTGAATAATGTTCCAATGGTTGCAAGGGAATTTGTTGCAAATGTAGCAACCCCTGTAGAACCTCTACCAACCATACGGAAAATATACATTGAACCACCTGTAGAACCTTCGGATGAACCAAACACATATGACTCTTTACTGTCAATGTGGTCAACACTATCTTCTACAGATAACATTGCATCACATATATTTTCATTGTAATATGAGGCATCGCTTGTGCGCTCTACATAACAATGATGTCCAGCAATGCTACTTTTCCAAGTTCCGGCGTAATCTTCTTGACACTGCACTTCATATAGGTCATTATTGCCCTTCTGATAATCTACAACAAAGTATTTTCTTCCCCATGACGGTACTACAATATAATTCATGGAAGGGTCAAACCCCGACAATATAAATGTTGGGTTGGTAATGGAAGTTGCATTTTTCAATACAACTTCCCTCTCAACACCTGTGCCCTGTGGTTGCAATGTTTCATTAGACCGCTTCACAAAATTTTGATAACAATTTATCTTCATAACTTCATCCTCATAGACTCATATGTGTACCGTCCGAATACACCATCCGGAACAAGTCCGTTCTGCTGTTGGTACTTAATGAGTGCATAATATGTCATCTCACCGAATAACCCTGTACATGGAAGAGATGCACCGAAGTAATTTAAAACCTTCTGCAACCGTTCAACCTGTACACCACGACAACCTCGTTTTAACACCGGTGCACATGCCGGTAATGTTGGTTTGTTCTGATACTTGCGGTTTACAATCGTCCTAATTTCTTCATAATTGTATCCAGCAGCTTCAAGGTGTTCTTTTCTTTCGGGCATGTTGCCCCATTTACCAGCAATAACTTCCTTTGCAACTTCTTCCGGTGTTTTCTTTGCTGGAATTACAACAGCTGTATTGAATAACTTCTGTTCCTTCTTCCGGCGTTTAATCAACGCATCCTTGTACAATTCTGCACTGCCCCAATATTTCACAATATTGGTTGACATCTCCGCAATACTTCCTGAGTTGTTCACAAGTTCCTTGAGACCACCAAGGCCGCGGTTGTAACAATAGGATACCAGGGCACTAAACTGGTTTTCATTTAGTTCGGGGAACTTCTTTACAGCGTAATTTGTCACATGCTTCTCGAACTTCTCCAGGTCCTTTACAAGAAGTTCATCGGCCTGTGCTTGTGAAATCTTCTGTCCGGCTTTTACATCTGTCCCATAATGACCATAACCAATTGTGTAATATCGTTCACCTTTCAACTTGTATGCTGTCAACTTGCACCCTTCCAAACCCTTTAACAGTGCAAGCCCCTGTGAATTCATTTTCATACTTATTCCTCCTTGATATCAATGTCAACACCAAGCTTTGTACATAGCTTCACCATAACGTTGGTATTGTTATTGACTGCCTTGCGTAACTCGTCTACTTCCTTAGAGTGACGTTCCTCTGATTTCTGTTGAGTGACAGCCATGTAAATACATGCAACGATAGGAAATCCAAGCGATCCGATTAACTGCGTTAATAACTCTACATCCATTATATTACCTCCTAATACAAAACCCCGGTACACGGTTGCACCGCGCGCCGGGGTCTCACAGGAAGGTGCAACCTATGGGTTACACCATAATATTACACTAACTTCTGCAACTGTTCAATGATATCCTTCTTGGTTTCATCATCAATCCGGAACCAAGCATGATTGTAATACTTACCGTCACCGCCCTTATGGGATGGAAATGAAATCATCTGATAATCTTCACCCTTCTTTGACTTTCCTTCACGATACCAGCAACCATATACTGCAACACCGTTTACGGTCATATCAAAGGCAACTGTGCCCTCTTTCACTTCCTTGGCACGTGTAACCTTCACGCTGTACTTCATTGTTTCCTGTGCTTCCTGTGTGTTAGTTGAACCTTTCATTATTTTTCCTCCTTATTCAACTTATATTGTTCTTCTATATCGCACGGCCTATTGACCGACAATATACTACATGTATGGATACATGTTTTATAACCAACTCTACAATGCGGACAGACAAGGCTTTTTGTTACCGTGTCCGGCTCTGCGCCGGTTGGTCCGTATGTATCATGCATCAATTTACATTCATCAATGATTTTCTTAAGAATCATACAACTACCTCAAATCAAACGCATTCAAAATTTGTACCTCCGGCGTGACTGTACTATTAAATGCAATGTCACATTCAAACGATGCCCATCTTTGTGAATTGTAAAATTGTACATGCACCGTATCATTCACAACAACTTCGGTGACAATGTTTGTGTGTCCGGAAAAATTGCAAAACATGTCTGCAGCAAACTGTGCATAGTGAATTAGAATTTTATCTGTTTCCATATTCCCTCCTTATTAAACCCTTTTACAATACACTTTCAATGCCGGGTAATCAGTTGCTAACAACCAAGCATAACATATTGCCTCGTAGTAATGATTAAATATGTATGGAAAATGTTGTTCACCTCCTTTAACGGTTACTTGCCACATTTTATGTGGTTTATCTAACGATGTTGGTTTATGATACCATGATGGAAAACTCATATTATTCACCTCCTTCATCATGCTAACAAGATAAAAATTCAATTGAATCAAGTAATACACTTGGATTATCTATCAATCCAATTGCTTTGTTGCACGCCTGTTTCCATGCGAATAAAAGTTCACTATCGAAGTTCATACATTCAGAGTCAATACCGGTCAAATCGACTTGTATTAACTTGGTGTGGTTTTTATTTTCCATATCAATATAATGCGCAATAAATTCGTACATAGGCACCTCCTGCAATGCTTTGTTTATTTAACTGTCCCTATTGTATCACAAAATTTTGACTTGTGCGCATAAATACAAAGAAAATACAATTAGTGTTAGTCATGCCTAAACATTAAAGAATTTCTTGTAATTTATAATTAGGTCATACATACTGTACTTCTTAAACTTCATGTTGTTATCAATGCAGGCGTTCCGGAGTGTGAAATACAATTCATTGAAAAACCTCTTTTGGTCATTTTCCTTGTATAAATCATATGAATATGGGCATTTGGTTTTTGCATCCGTCATATAATACACACCGTCTTGATGACGCAAATACACATAATAGTCATGTGCCTTATAATGTAGATGAACGAATCCGCGCATGTTCTTCAATGACATCTTGCATACGTTTGAAAAATCGTTGCTTGCGAATTCGCCTTCAAAGGTTTTCTTACCCCATGCCGTGTTTTTCATTGCCTTATAGATACCAAGTTGGTTATCTTGCATTTTAACTTTTGGCACTTCTTCATTGACGATATGATGCAATAATATTCCGCGTTCCTCCAGGTACATGATATTGTTTTCACCGCTATTGTTTAGTAGTGCCATATCATCAATGATTTCCAATTCACGTGTTATCGGTGTAGAAATGTCTTCTGCATTTGCAAATAGAACCAGCTTGATTTCCGGTAATCCGCGCCGCACCCTATCACGTAGAATCGTCATGTACAATGACAATAGCATTTCACCTTCTGTGTGGCGGATAATTTCACCGATTTGTGGGATAAATTCATCAAGAATAATCCAATCACAGTCGGATGCCTCAAAACCTTTTACAGACTTTATTTTATTAAGTGCCATACAAAAAGATATAGGGTCACCAACACATTCACCGTCCATGGTCCTATAGAATGCACCAAGTCCATTAGATATAGACTTTGGTTGTATGTCTATTAACTTGTCACGGCAAATCGGCACATATGGTGACAAATCTACATTAGATGTGTTTGTACCGTCACAAATGGTGTTGACATCCTCAACAGTACGCTTCATGTATATTGCTTTGATTTTATCATAAACCTGTTTCCATAATGCGCTATACGTTTTACCAGGACCACGACGTGACCAAACAACATAACACCAGCAATCCGGAAAATTGTACACATCTTTTCCAAAATGGTAAAATCCATCTGCTGTGTCTTCGTTTGGGTTCTTGTAGTCCTTCAAATCTTTCCATGAATATATTTTACTCATATACTTGCACCTCAATTTCTTCTGTTATCATGTCATCAATAGATACATATTCAACTTTTGAAAGAAGATAATCACACGGTGTTAAATCAACGCTGTCACCGTATATATTACCATTAACGGTCTTGATATCATCGTTGATAATATAATGGTGCGTCAATTTGCCTGTTTCCGTGCCTGGGAAAACAAAATCTTCCCTAAATTCATTTATATCATCATGCAGACAATCAACGCCATTTTTCGGAACGCCTGCAACCGTGATTTTCAATTTTCCCCAATTCTTCTCTTTATTTCTTGGGTCTTCTGAATATCTACAACAATAGCGTTTCGCGCCCATTACCTTAAATTCCGAATAAACCCCATCAAATTCTGCCGCGCCCGGTGTGAATGTTTCACCTTCAAATTGTACCGGCTTGTAACCGTTTTCTAACAGCTTCGCAAGACACTTGTCATTATACGCTTTCACCTTGTCTTCATCCCACCACTTCGCATATATACTATCAGTATCGCTGTACACAAAATGATTTGTGCCATTTTCATCTATACAGCACTTTGATAATTCAAATAAATTACGCATCGCATATGAAGTAACTTCTACGCCCCAAAAATAATTAAGGAATGAATTTTTATTATCAACATACTTTTGATATTGTTCTTCCGGTGTCATTGGTTCTTGGTTCTTATTCAGTGGTGGTTCGTTCTTATATTCTCCGGTTTTGAAATCTTCAATGTAATTTTCCTTCAAACACTTCTGAACACAAACGCCATACAGAGAATTCAATTTTGCTTTTGCGATTGCGTACAATACTGTGTCACCGTTTTTCAATGTACACTTGTCTCTGTATAGCTTATAAACATAATCTGTGAACCATCTAGGTAGGTAGTCCTTGCGTGCTACATATACATTTGTGCACAAATGTCTGTCACTCTTATACTGTTCCTTGATAACTGACAAGTCGATTGCATTCAGATAGATTTCAATGTAATCCGCTTCAAGTATTCTGCCATTATCAACAATAGGGTTTATACAGCAAGTGCCCTCAATACTACACTTACTGTATTGCAGTGCTGGCATTGGGTTGTGTGGGTCTTTCAACCTTGGATGTACCATGATTAACTTGAACATAAATTCATAGTCTTCTGATTGTTCAAGTATTTCATTCATATCACAATTGTGGTAGTCTTGAAATCCTTCACAAACGTACTTCTCTGACAACATACAAAATGGATATGATGAACTGAAATCCCTACATATAACACCTAAAATCAGTTTATCAATCTGATACCTATTTGCATGTGTATATCCGCCGTGGTAACATCGTTCTGCCTGTGTGTATTGTTCATATGACATAACCATTGCAAGGAAATCACGTCTGCCGTTGTTCTTCTTTGCAATGTTTCGCAACTCTTCGCGCGGTATTCCTGTAGCCGTATATGGCATTGAATAAATATGTTTATTCAATGAACGCATGGTGTAGTCGATACATTCAACGCCTGCAAGTGTGTCGTTCTCGATGTAATCCATCTCACCACGTTTGAACCATCCGTGCTGACTTCTAATCTTTGAATAATCCCATTTTCCTACAGCTTTTTGATGCGGCACATTCAAATCTTCTGCCCATTTTTCCAACCTTCGTTGTGCCAACACAAGGGAGTCTTTGAATGTTATTCCGGAACTGGTCCATTTAATCATAATTGGAAAATGTGGCTTCGTGTTTAGTTGCTTGTCGGGATAACCGAATTTGGCAAACATGAATTTGCGCACAAACACATAATCGTACGATAAATTGTGCCAATAATAAAAAGTCTCGTCACCTGGTAATGCTTTCTGCAGCTTTTCCAAGCATTGTACAAATTCTTCAGGATTCGTTCCGTAAAGGGTTGCAAGGTTACGACTAAAACATCGTAGTGAAATGGTCCAAGCAACAATGTAGTTGTCAACAGGGTTGTACTTTAGTATCTTGTTAATCTTCGGGTTGCCTTCAGAGTCGGTTGTACACTTCATTTCATAATATGTTGTGTTTTCCTTCTCTTTAGACGTCTCCGTGTCACACATGATGATAATGTCGTTATAACTTCCGTTATCGCCGCGTCCGGCTTTCTTGTGAGTAACAACAATGTCCTTCAAGATATCATAGTTGAATTCAGACCAATAACACATGGTATATGGCATGTATCTGTCGATGTATTCACCTTTTAGGAATTCCAATTCATCTTTTGATACCCTTCTTGACATCTATTACCCTTCCTTCAAATCATCAAAATTAAGACCGTAGCCTGCTAACTTCTCAACCATATTATTAACAACTTTATCACTGCTAACGCGTTGTATTCGTTCGTTTACATCCTTAATACCTTGCAAATCCTTGTCAGTCATTGCGCGCCGGATAGTTGCCAATGCACGAACAACAGTCTTGGATGCTTTTGCAATGTCATCACGCTTTGCAATGTCGGATTCGTAGAAATTGGCTATTTCCTGCCATGTGAAGTTATATCCTAATTCCTGCCCGTATCTCTTGTTTATTGTGTCTGTACGTGCTTGGTATATTTTCAAAATTTGCGTCTTGTTTGACGTTGGTTTGTCTAAAAACTTTTCAATGTCAGCAATCTTATACTGTAGCTTTTCAAGTGTTGCCGGTGGTGCTGTATTAAATCGTTTGTCACCGCCCCAACTTCTAATGTCACGTAGTGCATACTTATATGAGAATTCCAAAACACCGTGAAAATGTTCTTGATATGCTAACGCTTCCAATCGAATAAGACGCTGGTCAGCTTTCTTTGCCAATGTTCTATATTCAACATACGCCTTTATATACTCCGGGTCATTGTTGATTTTCTCTGCTTCTTTGGTCCATTTATCAATTTGTTTTTGACTTGCCATATAGAAACCTCCTATATAATATCCTTGATTGATTTTCGCATGTTTCCGGTTGTCATTATTGTAAACACTGCACAATCGTTATTATCACGTTTCTGTTTCCATACACCACAATAGAACTCATTTACAGTCCGCACAGTGATAATATAACCATCGTGCGTTTCATATTGTTCGCCTGGTATTAGTTCACCGATAAACATCTATAATCACCCC